TGTTCGTCGAGCAAGTGATTTGCATGATGACCGTACTTTTGTGCTTATTGAAGCGGAGTGTTTAGGGAATGTTTGAGCTTAATGCCACCATCACAGGCTTTAGCCGGATTGACTTTGACCGCAAAAAAGTTAGAAACGCCTTAAGAATAGAAGGCCGCGCGATACAAAAAGTGGCTCGTAAGATGGTATCAAAACGCATGATTGATAGCGTTGGCGATTACCCTGCAAAGCGCACTGGCCGATTAATGCGCTCGATTAAAGTTAAGCTATCAAAACCCGGATTTCTGGTAAGAATTGCCCCTTATAAAACTGCTGAGATGAAAGACTTTTATCCTGCTTTTTTACATTACGGCAGCATAAAAAACAACCTTGAAGCACGTAAAAACTTCATGACAGATGCGCTAGATACGCGTCGAGAAACTTCACGCACAGCAATATTTAATGCACTGCAAGGTGCGTTGATACCGAGATAAATATGATCGTTCAAATTGTTGAGGCATTAAAAGTAAGAACAAATGCAACTTTCGCAGGGCGTATTGCTGGTGCTGCCGAGTTTGCAGCATTGTCGCCAGATGCAAAATTAAATTTACCTAGCGCTTACGTGATACCGCTGGACGATAGCGCACAGCCTAACACCTCAGAAAATGGCTACTCACAAATAGTAAGAGATGGCTTTGCCGTCATTGTGGTGTTAAGTAATGCCGCTGATGAGTTGGGCAATAGTAGCGTTGCCCAGGTGCAAGGTATTCGCAATATTTTAAATGCATCCTTGCTTTCGTGGTCGCCTGATTCGGAGCATGGGCCAATTGAGTATGAAGGCGGGCAATTGCTTGATGTTGATCGGTCACGGCTTTATTACCAGTTTGAATATGCATCTGAAACACAGTTTAGCGAGGCTGATACATGGCAAGGTTCGGTAAATGCTGAATTGCCTGCGTTTGGTAAAGTGCAAATGGATGTTGATACGATAGACCCATTTGACCCTAACCGTGTTGCACCAGGTGAAAAAGGGCCTGATGGCACATTAGAAGTTAGTTTAGAAGTCGTAATACCTCAATAATTTTCAAAGGAAAGAATATGAGCAGCGTGTTCATTAAGCCGAAAAAAGGTAAGCAGATACCAGACCCAGTGCGCGGTGGATTTTTGCCAGAATCAGGCGCTAAGGTCGATGTTAACGATATTTACTGGCAACGCAGAATTAATGATGGCGATGTAGAGATTGCAAAGCCAGAAAAAAACAAACAAGACTAATTATCTATTAATTATTTTTTAACGTAGTCGGCCACCTTCAGGTGGCTTTTTTTATGCCTGGAGGCAATATGGCAGTTTCATTTAACAATACACCTTCCAACCTTAAGGTTCCGCTGTTTTACGCGGAAGTTGATAACTCTCAGGCTGGCTACTTCACACAAAATTTGCGCACTTTGCTGATCGGGCAAAAAAAGGCAACAGGGATTGGTGTGGCAAACACACCGATCTTAGTTTCACGTACTGATGAAGCTAAGTTGCTTGCTGGGCAAGGCTCAATTGCTGCACGTATGCATGAGGCGTACCGCCTTAATGATTCCACTGGTGAAGTTTGGATGCTTCTGTTGGATGACTTAGAGGCTGGTGTTGCTGCTATTGAAACAATCACCACAACAGGCAATGCAACGGAAAGCGGCACGCTTAACTTGTATATTGCTGGCCAAAAACTACAAGTTGCTGTGGTCAGTGGTGATACGCCAACGATTATCGCTACTGCAATTGCTGCAGCGATTAACGCAAATCCAGATTTACCAGTCACGGCTACTAGTGCGCTAGGTGTGGTGACAGCAACGAACAAGCATAAAGGCTTGGTTGGCAATGATGTTAAGTTTCAACTTAACTACCGAGGGCTTGCTGGCGGTGAAAAAACACCAACTGGCATCACAGTTGCTTTTGCGCAAACAACACCAGGCACTGGCGTTTCTGTGCTTACTACAGCATTGGCTGCGCTTGGTGATGATGAGTATGATTTTATCATTCATCCATTTACGGACAGCACATCGCTAGATGCTTTGAAATCGCTCATGAACAACACCACTGGTCGTTGGGCATATAACCGCCAAATTTATGGCCATGTTTACACTGCTAAATCAGATACTTTCTCAAACTTAGTTGCTTTAGGTTTAGCGCGTAATGATGAGCACACAACCATTGCTGGTTATGAAGCTGATGCCCCTAATCCTAGCTGGGAGTATGCAGCAGCATATGGCGCACGTAATGCAGTGTTTATTGCTGCAGACCCAGCAAGGCCAACACAAACAGGGGAGTTGCTTGGCATCTTGCCAGCGCCTGCCTCAAGTCGCTTTATTCAAACTGAGCGCGGCACTCTGCTTAACAGCGGCATTGCAACTAGCTATGTAGGCGGTGGTGCTGTGCGTATTGAGCGTGCGATTACCACTTACCAAAAAAACGCATGGAACCAAACTGACCCAAGCTATTTGGATAGTGAAACCATGCACACACTGGCACACGTAATTCGCCGTTTACGTTACGTGGTAACACAGAAATATCCACGCCATAAGTTGGCAAATGACGGTACACGCTTTGGTGCTGGCCAAGCGATTGTTACCCCAAGCGTGGTGCGCGGCGAAATCTTAAGTGAGTATGCAGCACTTGAAGAGCAGGGTATTGTAGAAAATGCCAAAGCCTTTGCAGAAAACTTGATTGTAGAACGTGATGGAAATGATCCTAACCGATTAAATGTGTTGTACCCACCAGACCTTGTGAACCAGCTACGTATTTTTGCTGTGCTTACACAGTTCCGCTTGCAATATTAAGTTAATCAACCAAATCACAAACCCGCTTCGGCGGGTTTTTTTATGAGTTTTTGAGAGGAATCAATATGGCTCAAGCACCAAAAGTAGCTGGTACCTGCTATGTAAAAGCAGATGGCGATCAGCTGGAGTTAAAAAACGAAAGCGGTATTGAGGTACCACTTTCATCTGTAGTACGTGAGGCTGTGATGGGCCAGAGCGGTGTTGCTGGTTTAAAAGAAACGGCAAAAATTCCGTATGTAAAAGGCACGTTTATTGTTGGTCCAAACTTCCCGCGTGAAAAGTTGGATGAAGCCACTGACATCACGGTAACTGTCGAGTTTATTAACGGTAGCGTTTACACCTTAAGTGGTGCATTTACCGTTGGTGAATCAGCTTATAAATCAGACTCAGGTGAAGTAGAGCTTGAATTTAATGGTATCAAAGGCATTTGGTCATGAAAGTAACTTTATCAAAAGCAATCACCGCGCATGGTGAAGAGGTTAAAGAGTTAGACCTTCGGGAGCCTACAGGTAAGGATGTGCAAGAAATTGGCTTTCCTTACCTGATTGTCATCGCTAATGACGAACAGGCGATACAAATTCAAGTTAAAACGGTTGGTAGATATGTATCTCGCTTAGCTGGGATCCCGCCAAGCTCTGTTGATCAGCTCTCAGCTGGTGATTTAAATACGCTGACAGGTGCGGTAATGAGTTTTTTCGGGGTGGAAGCGACAGTGTAGAAATTTACATTGATCGGGTGTTTGAAATCGCCTATTTCTGGCGACTCTCACCCGATGCTGTTTTAGACATGTCGCTAACAAAAATAGCGCAATACAACGCTCAAGCTGAGCGAATTGTAAAAATGATAGATGGGGCAGGTGATGGCAGATAAGTTTCAACTCAAAGCGATACTTTCCGCTGTCGATAAAATCACACCAACTACTACGCAAATCGGTAAATCCGTCAAAGTTTTGCATAAATCTTTACGCGATATCGGGACTGCCGGCGGTGAGTTGATGCGTAAAATTGGCATGCCTGCCTTTTTATCATTTACTGCAGTGAGTGCTGCTGCAGTAGGCGCAATGAAATCCTCAATGGATTATGCTGGGGCAATACAAGATGCCAGTGATCGGACTGGTGCAGGTGTAGAAAACTACCAGGCATTAAGTAATATGCTTGGGATGGTTGGAGGTACTGCCGAAGATGCCGAGGCGTCTTTCACTAAATTTAATAAAGGCGTTTCAGACGGTGCTGCAGGCGCAGATAAAAGCTTTGCTGCCCTGATGAAAAAGCTGCGCATCCCTTTAAAAAATGCAAAAGGTGAGCTGGTAGGGTTGACAGATATACTGCCTGATCTAGCCGCTGGATTCGAGAAAAATACAGATCCTGCTGTACGTACACGCATTGCCATGGAGTTATTTGGCAAGGGCGGCACTAAGATGATACCAATCTTGGCAAAAGGCCGTGAAGGTGTTATTGCATGGATTAAAGAGCAAGAGCGCTTAGGTGTTATTGTTAAAGAAGAGTCGGTCGCCGCCCTGGATGACTTAGGTGATGGTGTTGGTCAGGTGCAAACTCAAGTACGCTCATTGCTGACTAATGCGATGGCTAAGTTAGTACCGGTGATTATGCCAATTGTCACGCAGATGACAGAGTGGATTGCTGCCAATAAAGAGTTCTTGCAAACAGAAATCGTTGGTGCAATCTCTGACATTGCCAACGCCCTTAAGCAAGTGAACTGGGTTGAAGTATTCAGGGGTATCAAAGAGACAATTGTCGATATCAGGGGCTTTATTGACGCCATTGGCGGTGTTAAAACCTTGGTTTATGGGTTGGGTCTAGCATGGGCGGCTGGGCCAATTGCAGCGTTAATGTCAATCATGGCTGCTGTGTGGCGCTTACGCCTGGCATTTACAGCCCTATCTATTTCTGCTGCCGCATCGGGCACTGCTGTTGCCGGTTCTTTTGGCGCTTCTGCAGCAGCTAGCATGGCAAGTAACTTGGGTGTTATAGCAAGAAGCGCTGGTTTATTAGGGGCTGCTGCATTAGTCGGTTATGGCATCGGCACGGCAATTAGTGCTGCGCTGAGTGAGTCAACTAAAGACAAGATCGGTGAAACCATTGCCAGAGCCTTGGCATTTTTTGGTAATGAAGAGGCAAAAGCTGCTTTACGTGCCAATGGTATTGGCCTGCCTGACGGCACCAGTAAGCAAGATTCTTATAAAAACCCGCAAGGCATTTTTAAAAGTAATCAGCAATATGCTGAGTTGGCACGTAACCGTCAAAACATTGTCGGTAATCAATCCAAGTTGAATGGTGAAGTGGTTGTTAAGTTTGATAACGCGCCACCTGGTATGCGTGTTGATTCTGCAAAAACGAATCAAGGCGGTGTGAACATGCTGGCTGATGTTGGCTACCGCCGCTTGGTAATGGGGGGGTAATATGGCTTGGCGTGATCAGTTACAAAAAGCTAGTTTTCGCGGTGTTGGTTTTGAGGTTGAATCGGACGATGCAACCTTTGGCCGCCGTAGTGAGACGCATGAGTACCCGCAGCGCGATGTTCCGTATGTTGAGGACTTAGGCCGTAAGGCGCGTGAAAAGAACCTCACAGGGTTTGTAATCGGTGACGATTACATGACTAAGCGCGATGAGCTGCTTGGTGCACTTGAAAAGGCCGGCCCAGGTGAGTTGGTGCATCCGTACTATGGTCGTATGAATGTTTCAGTTGGCGATGTGCGTGTCAGCCACTCATTGCGTGATGGTGGTATGTGCACTTTTCAGATCTCATTCGTGGAGTCTGGGGAGCTTGCTTATCCTGCAGCCGTAAACTCTACTAGTACGCAAAGCCTATTAGCTGCTGATGCTTTGCAATCTGCAAGTATTGCTGACTTTTCAAACACGTTTACCGTTGAAAGCTTACCTGACTTTGCTGTACAAGATGCTGTTGCTGGGTTTAATGGGGCTTTAGGATCTATTGATCAATCATTAAGTAAGGTAGGTGTTGTTTTGACTAACCCGCTATCATTGCTTAGCAATGAGATGGCGGATTTAGTCCGTGCGCCCGGTGATTTAGCCTCAAGATTTTTTGCAGTTTATGCAAAGGGTGGTGCGGTCCTAAGCGCTTTATCAGGCTTAGGTGATATCAACGCTTTAAACATGTTAAATGCCTTAACTACATTAAGACTTACTAGCTTATTTAAAACATCCTATGCAGTAGGTAAAACACCGACGCGTGCGCAAATGGTCAAAAACAGTATTGCGATTGATACGTTGGTTAGACAATCGTTAATCGTGCAAGCCGCGGGTATGGCAGCATCAATGCCATTGCCAGTATATGACGATGCTATTGTGCTTAAAAACGAAATACTTACCACGATAGATGATGAGGCTGGGACGGCAAATGATACAACTTACCTTGCTTTAAAAACCCTCAGATCTAAAACGCACGCTGACATTACATCGCGCACGCAAAGCGCTGCGCGTTTGAAAGAAATCTCACCAAAAGAGGTGATGCCAGCATTGGTGCTTTCATATGATTTGTATGAAGATGCTGGCCGTGAGTCTGAAATAACTGAGCGTAACAAAGTGCGTCATCCTGGCTTTGTGCCAGCCAATACAATTAAGGTGCTAAGCTCATGAGAGACAAAGTGAATCGTCAGATGGCATTAATCTTAAAGGCAGTTGATAGCTTAAATGAAGGTGATGCTTCACATGTTGAGTTGCTTGCAAAGTTGATTGTTGAAGCTAAAGAGGCTCAGCAGTTATTGCGAGAAAAAGGTTATGGCTGGATAGGTTTAAGTTTGTTAAATACTGTTAAGCAAGAAGTCCCAGATGCAAACTAATAACGAAATTAAATTACGCGTAAATGGCATTAACTACGGCGGTTGGCTTGATGTTGAAATAACGTTAGGCATTGAACGCCAGGCGCGTGATTTTAAGCTTGGCGTTACGCGCACATGGCCTGGTGCCACTGATATTCCACGCAGAATTCGGGCTGGTGATGTTTGTGAGGTGTTTATTGGCAATGATAAGGTGCTTACTGGTTATGTTGATGCTACGCCAGTAAGTTACAGCGCTACAAGCATTTCTGTGGGGGTAACAGGGCGCAGTAAAACGGCAGACTTAGTTGACTGCAGCGCAACGCATAAAACTGGGCAATGGCGCAACTCAAAGATTGAGCGCATTGCTAGTGATCTGGCAAAGCCATACGGCGTTAAAGTAATTACCCAGATTGATACTGGCGTTGCGATTAGTGATCATCAGATTGATACGGGTGAAACAGCTTATGAGTCAATTGGCCGCTTGTTATCAATTAGGCAGTTCTTGAGCACTGACAATGCGGATGGCAACCTCGTGTTAATCAACGCAGGCAGTGCCGGTAAAGCAAATACGGCATTGGTGTATGGGCAGAACATACTGAGCGCAGATGCTGCGCTTGATTATAAAGATGTATTTTCTGAGTATGTTAGCAAAGGGCAGCGAGCCGGTAATGACTATGACTTTGCAGATGCTGTTGCCGGGGTTTCTGCGGTTGTAGTCAACAGT